AAGAAAGAAGAAAGAAGAAAGAAACAATAACGTAGAAGAGGGCACGAACTCGCGTTCGCGCCCGCGCTCCCAAGACGAAACAACGGCGTACTTTGCCGAATTGGGAAGTACTCCGGAGGACGCCGCTACGTTTTGGGATCACTTCGAATCCAACGGGTGGAAGGTTGCAGGCAAAGCGCCAATGAAGAATTGGCAATCGGCGGCCCGGAATTGGGTGCGTCGCAACAAAACGAACCAAAGGACACGAGCAAATGGCAAAGCAACAACGGGCTATCGACATTTGGAGGCAGGAAGCCCGGATAGTATCCGCCGCCTCTTCGAATTGGAGCGACCGGGCGGAAGTGAACGAACAGCACCGGTGGAATTGGTTGAAAGCAATGGCCGCCCATTTGGAATTGGGCCGGCAAATGAAAATCCCGGAACACGTCTTGAGTTACCTTTTCGTCGAACTGACGTCGATGGACTATGACCCGGACCAAGCCGAACGCGCGGAAATGTGGTTGAAATACGGCGATTGGACGTATCGCGGCAAAGACCCGATTTTGCAGTTATCGGACTTTACGCCAACCGAAGAGCAATTTCGAAAGGCATACGAGGCCGCTCACGCGCGCCATACGCCGAAGATTGCCACCGAACCGCAATCAGACCCGCGCGAGATTTTGGACGCCGCCTCGCGCAAATGGTGGGCTTTGGAGATTATCACGGTTTACGAACCGAAATGGGGTTGGAAGTTGCATACGCCGTGGATTGACGATTGGCGCAATAGCCCGGCCGAACACGCGCATCATCTGGCAACACGCAACGAGCGCGCCGCCCAATTACGGGCCGAATCCGAGCGGGGAGCCAATGCCTAAAAAGCCCGGACGCAAAACAAACGCGTACGCCGATTCGGTCCAACCGGCCGATAAGCTAACGGAGTACGTGTATTCATCGCAAGCAATGGCCGGACGGGTTCGTGTTCATACCCACCCGAAACGGTTGGAGTTTCGGATAGCACCGTCCGACCGGATGACGCTATCGACACGGATCGACGAACTAATCGACGCAATGGCAGATGTTCACCGAATCGACCGCGCCACTATGCGCGAACGTTCGGTACGGGATCACGATTTGTTGTTTGCACAGCAGATCACGTGGTTTTTGCTCCGCAACCGGTGGGGATTGCCCTATCAAGTGCTATCCGGGTACTTTGATCATCACCGGACCACCATACGACACGGAATTGAGAACTGCGAAAACGCATACCAAACCGACGCGCATTTTCGGCGCTACATTGACCTATTGCCGTTTTACGCAAACATCAATATCGACGAAGGCCGTATAATTGCACTAGAGGCGCTTTTTGAGCCGAAGTCAGGGAAAGACACGCCGGAACCCGTAAAAACGCAACCACGGGCACGGGAGACGGCAAAAAGGGGTATTGTGGGGAACGAATGAATACGCGAAATGCGGAAGATGCGCCAAAAACAGTTGGTAAGCCACGAGGACCGTATATCGAGATTGACCAAAACAAGGTCTATGAGCTGGCTTTTGCAGGCAATCCCGATACCGACATTGCCCGGATCGTAGGATGTTCGGTTGACACGTTAAACCGCCGATTGCAGGAAACTTTGGATTTGGCACGGGCCGAACGCCGGGCCGAACTGCGAAATCTCCAATGGAAATCCGCAATGAAGGGCGATAAGACAATGCTCATTTGGTTGGGCAAACAAGAGTTGGACCAAACCGACCGCATGACGAACGACACCAACTTTGATACGTTTGAGGTGATAATTGGCAGTAAGGACAACAACAATACCGCACCCCTTACCGGCCCAACAGAAGTTTTGGAAATCGGACCGGCGGATTAGGGCGTTTGTTGGCGGTATCGGTTCCGGCAAGACGTTGGCGGGCGTTGTGGAGATCGTCCGCCAACCGGCGTTGTCGTACGGTACGGTGCTGGCTCCGACCTATCCGATGCTTAGGGACGCAACGCAACGGACGTTCTTTGAACTCTACCGCGGGTGGGTACGTGAGCATAACAAACAAGAAAACACGACGTTGCTAAAAAACGGTTCGGTCATCTTCTGGAGATCGGCCGATCAACCGGACCGGATGCGGGGACCTAACCTAAATTGGTTTTACATGGACGAAGCGGATTACATGGCCGCCGAAGCATGGGACGTAATGTTAGGCCGTATCCGCCGGCCGCCGTATCAAAAGGCATGGATAACGACGAGCGCCAACGGGCTTTCCGGGCGCGGGTGGGTACGCGATCGCATCGACCGCAAATACAGATCGCGGACGTTTGGCTACGACGTCATAACGGCCCGGACCAAAGACAACATCTACCTACCAACTGAGTACGTCGAATCGCTTTACGAATCCTACGCGTCCGACGTAGCGAGGCAGGAATTGGAGGGAGAATTTGTTGACGCCATTGGGCGCGTCATGCGGAAAGATTGGCTACAACTGTCTGCAATGCCGCCGGACGGGACGCAATACGTGGTCGGCGTTGACTTGGCTATTAGTATGAAAAACGACGCTGACGACCGGGCTATTGTGGTCGTCGGCAAAAACGAAAAAACCTTGTGGGTAGTCGATGTTGTTTTTGGTAAATGGTCATTCAATGAAACAAAGCGCAAGATTGTAGAAACGGCCGAACGGTGGAACGCGATTAAGGTTTGCGTTGAGAACGTAGCTTATCAGGACGCAATGGTGCAACAACTTAGGGCCGAAACTATGTTGACCGTTTCCGGCGTCAATCCAAAAGGCCGCGATAAGCTAACGCGGTTCTTGCCGATCGCCGGTAAATACGAGCACGGGTTCATTCGTCACGTGCATAATTTACCCGCAGAGTTTACAGAACAGCTACTTACGTTTGACGGTGGAAACAGGGGGCATGATGATATGGTAGATGCCCTGATCTACGCGGTTAACGGGCATGACGTAGGAACGTTCGTTTACGACATTTAACCCTATCAAATGGGCATATTCGACGGTATCAAATCGGCATTTGGGCGGGCCAATAGAGAGCGTATGTTTTCGCCCGCCGGCGTCTCCGTAGGTGGTCGGATTCCCTACCCAAAACGCGGTACCTACGTTTTGCATGTGCAAAACGGGTACAAAGCTAACCCGATTGTAGCCGCATGCGTAGGGCTTTTGTCGTCAACGATGAACGAGGCGCCATTGGGCGTAGCAAATGACGATGGCACCGTAAATCTGAATCATCCGCTATCGGTCATGTTCCGCCGCCCTAACCCGTACATGGGACAGGCGCAATTTTGGGCACAATGTTGGCAATTCCTGTCATTGTCTGGCAACGCTTATATAAAGATCGTCCGCGGTCCGATGGGCAATATGACGGGCTTTCTTCCGTACGGCGACGCTCACGTTGCGCCAATACGCGACGAAAACGGCTGGATAATTGGCTATCAATACAGTTCGCAGGGCGTTACGCAAAACTGGCTAGCAACGGACGTGATCCAACTTCGACACCCGTTGTATATCGACCCGCTCGCCTTAGATATGGGAATGAGCCCGATCGAAGTTTGTTGGGATAAAATCCAAACCTACAACGAACTGCAATCGTCTATTTATTCGCTGGTTGCGTCTAACATGGTGCCGTCTGGACTATTGACGGCCCCGGGTGATGTTCCGAAAACCGCAGTCGATCAAATACGCCAACAATTGCAGAAACGCCGCGACGCAAAAGGTCGGGAACGTACTGACCCGCTAGTATTAGGCGCGGGCATGAATTACGTTCAAATGGGATTGGACGCGCAACGCATACAGGCAACGGAAACTTTGCGGGAACTAGAAGCCGCCATTTGCGCGGCGTTTCGTATTCAGCCGGCCGTAATTGGATCATCCGCCGGGATGGCGGTATCGACATATAACAACCTGAAATCCGCTTTTTCCGAATATACAACTCTTTTGCGCGTACCGTTTTGGAACGCCATAGAAGAGCAAATGGAAGCCGGTTTAACTAGGGATTATCCGGGCATTCAACTTGCATTTGATCTATCTCAAGTCGAAGCGATGAAGCCGGAGCCGGACGAAGCAAGTTTGCTATCTCAATTCACTTCCAACGTAGTAACGCAAAACGAGATTCGTAGTAAACTGGGCTATGAACCGGCCGAGGATGGCGATAGATACTCCTATGAAATTTCGGCAACGTCTGGTTTTGGATTTGCCGCAGATGCTGGACCGGATAGCCAAGTTGCAGGTGGCGCGCCGGCCGAAATGAAATTTGATTTGATAGGCGGCCGTATCAAATGGGACGAAGGTTACGCGGTCAAATCATGGCAGGACGAAGAGCGGATATTGAAACGTTCGGTATCCGAAACGGAGCCGTTCGTTGTTGAGTTGATGGATTCGGCCAAGCGAGGAGCGGAAAAAAAAGCGCGCTCCGGCCGCGGTAACCCGGCCGATGGTATCAAGGTGGAAGAACTAGTAAATAAGTACATGACCGCAACGAAGGCGGTACGGGACAAGCTAGCTAGGCAGATTATCGAAATGACGATCACTAGCGCAAACGTCGATCTTGCAACGGTCCAATCCGCGATAGACGAAATCATCGGCGCGCAATCGCTCGAAACAAACAAGATGATGAAAG